CCGTCACCTCGTACCAAACATTTTGCGTCATGTTCTGCGGCCCGAACCGCATCGTCCCCACGTCAAGCGCAGTCGATGCGAGCGTCAGAATGTTCGGGTAGAGGAACCCGCTCTTTACCAACGTCCACGCGCTGCCGTCCCAGTACCGGGGCGCACCGAGATCGGGTGAAGCGGTGACCGCCGACTGCATCCCGGTCGACGGTGACGGAATCGCCGCATCCCTGGCCGTCGTAGTGGCGAACGTCATCACCGACTGATCGGCGAGGTTGGTGTTCACATCGGCGGCGGTGACCTTCTCAAACGCTGTCCACTGTTTGCGTGGCATCATCGACCCCCTGTGGTCATGCTCTGATCCAAGACGTGCCGTTGTAGTAGCGCCGCTCGAAAGGCGACGTGATCTGCACCTGCATCCCGGTCGACGGTGACAAGATCGCCGCCGTCACGGCCGACAGCGTTGGGTAGATCATCACCATCTGATCGGCCAACTTGTTGAGGTCGCTGCGAGGAACGACGTTCCCGGCGACAGCGACGAACCGGCCACCGGTGAACGTCGCCGGGGTGTCGGCCAGCGCCCAGCGATCCAACTGGCCGAGCACTTCATCGTCGAGCGTGAAGAACCGGTACCTCGCCGCCGACTGCAGCGACAGCGTGCACCGCCACACACGATCAGCGGTGACCTCGTGGGAGATGCCACGAACCCAGCACGACTGGGTGATGGTGCCGCCACCCATCGGGTTGATGATGACCGTGACCTTCGATGCGATCTCCAGCGCCAGCAGCGCAGCGATCATCGACGTGTCGCCGCGAGGCAGCAGCGTCACCGTGTCGACCCGCAACTCAGGGTCGGCGCCGATGTACAGCGCCAGTTGCGCCCACGCATCGGCGGACGCCTGAGTCGAGAACGGTAGGTCGGTCACGTTGAGCGTCGAGTAGAGGCCGCCGGTGTACTTGCCAGCCGAACCGGTGTCGCTCAGCGTCGTCACCGTCGGCGACCCGGCTAGGGCATAGATCACCCGGTTCAGCAACTGCTCATCGTCATAGACCATCGCCACGTCGGCGTAGGCGACACCGGTGCCGTCGTCGGCGAACGTCATCGACGACGCACCATTCAGCGCCTCGGCGAACGTGCGGAACGCCACGACGCCATCAGCGCGCACCCAGCAGTCGCCGACCTCGGCGTCGACAACCGTGCCGACCTGATCCCACACCGACCCCTCCAGCGTCGTCGCCGCCAAGGCCACGCCACCGCCGGAGATGTCACGGTCGCCGACCAGCCAACCGGCGGCGTCGAGGATGCGGGTGATGCGCGCCGACGCCGTCTCACCGGCACCGACAGCGGCGACCGCTGCCAGGTCCATCTGCGACAGCACCGACACCGCATCAGCGGCCGTGACGGTAACGACCGGGTCCATGCCGTACGAGCGCCACTGCAGCTCGATGTCGACCACTCGGCCGGTGAACACCGGCACCATTGCCGACCCGTTCGACACCGTCAGCCTGAGCGGCACGCCGGTGTAGAAGTCGGTGTTAGCGGTCGGGTCCCACTGGCGCGCACGGTTGAGCAGTTCGACCGTCACGGTGCCCGCCTCGGTGCGGCGAGTGATACCGCTGACTGTGCGAGAACCACGACTGGTCGACACGCCACGCACGTCGGCGGTGGCGTCGACCCAGCGCCGCAGGAACAACTCGACCCGCCACTCGCCGAGGGCGAGCACCGGCAGCGATGCCTCCGGCGGCTGACTGACGATCGCCGAGCGGGCCACGTCGGCGACGAGCGTCGCCGGTGCGGTCAACACGCCCTGTCCGGTGGACAGCTTCGGCGCCATCACGGCGCGCATCGGCTATTCCTCCCAGACGGCGTAGACGTTCAGTGCGCTACCGGCACCGGCGCCGAAGTTCCACAGCACTAGACCGCCGACGCCGGCGGGGCCGACAGCGAACATCGGATCGAACGTCCAGATCACACCCGCCCCGATGGCGGCGGGCAGAGCGATGCGGCGCAGCGAGTTGGCGATCGTCACCGTCGGTGCGGTCGACCAGGCGGTGTCGACGTTGGCGATCGACGCGGGGTCGCCGGTGTCGTACGGCTGGCCGATGATCGACGTGGTCGGCACGAACGTGTTGGTGGCACGGGTGAGCGCCACGCTTGTTGCGGTTGCAGCGTTGGTGAACACGCCCAACTCGAGCAGCCGCACGCGCGACGATGCGCCCGCACGGATCGTGGCGAACGCCGCCGAAGCAGCCGCCGCCGGTGTCGTCACCGAGACCTGATACTTGGCCATGTCGGCCCCTCCCTGTTCACGAGCGCCACGACTTCCCGTTGCGCTTCTCGTACTGCTGGATCGCTGCCACGACGTCGTGGCCGTTGCTGCCCGGCGGCATGTTGATGGTGACGTTCACGCCGCCGCCGACACCGATCCGGTTGTTCGGGATGACGGTGCCGCTCCGGCCGGGCACCACGATCTCCGGGCCACGCTCGCCGACGATGTACGGCGTACCGGCAGTGACCGGGCCGCCCATGGCGCGGCCTTCCATCTCGTTACGCAGACCGCCGCCGACGAGCTGGCCGCCGATCGACACGACACGGTTGCGGGCCAACTGGTTTAGGCGGCTCTCGATGGCGGCGATGTTGCCTTCGTCGAGCGTGGCGATCATCTGCGCCTTCGTCTCAGGTGGCACGTTCTCTAGCGCCATCACCATCTCGGCGATGTCTCGGGTGTAGTCGCGAGTCTCCTGGGCGCTGCGGCCCGTCTCAGAATGGTAGACGTACATCTTCTCGAAGAAGCCGTCCCATGCGTCCTGCTGGTCAAGGCTGCCGAGGAACGTCTTGTAGGCGTCGTCAAGTTCGGCGGTTGCCGCCTCAAGATCCTCGACGTGTGTCGTTGCAGTATCGACCGTCGGCACGACCCGCTCGGCGTACATCGCCGCCATTCGGGCAGCGGCATCGGTGCCTGCATCAATGGTGACGGTGCTGTCTTTGAGATTGCCGGTGAAGTAGTCCCACGCATAATCGAGCCCGTCGGTGGCGCTGACGTTGGAGCCGATCGCCTCGGTGAACCAATCCATCGCCGCAGTGGCGGTGTCGACCGGACTGGTCAGCGTCTCAGCCCACCCGACAAGGCCGCTGCCGGTGACGTCCTCCAGCGCTGCACTCAGTTCGCCGGCCTTGTCTGCCGCCCAGACGAGTTTGTCGGCGGTCTCGGACAGGATCGGCACCAGACCCTCGCCGAGGGTCATCATCACGTTCTCGAGCTTGTCCTTCAGCTCGTCCATCGACGCCTGGAACTCGCGGGCCTTCTCGAGTTCTGCTTCGTCGATGACCTTCTGCTCGGACACGTTGCCGAGCGCAGCGGCGAGGTCGGTCGCCGACATCTCCATGAAGCGAGCGACGTCGCCGTAGCTCTTGCCGAACGCCTCCTGTGCGGCCTTAGCACGCTCGGTCGGGTCTTTGATCGCGCCGATCTTTGTGACGAGGTTCTCAAACGTCGCCGACGAGTCGATCGTGCCATCCTTGGCGCGAACGATCGAATCCTTGAACTCGTCCATGACCGGCTTGCCAGCACCGATCGCAAGGTTCATCTTGCGCATCGCACCCTCGACGGACCCGGCCTCAATGCCGAAGTCGCCAGCGACCTCGATCCAGCGGGACGCATCCTCGACAGCGATGCCGGTGGCCTCGCTGAACGCGCCAGCGGCGAGCGCCGTGTCCTGGAATGCCTTGACCGACTTCACGCCGAAGGCGACCAGCGCACCGCCAGCGGCGAGGGCGAACTCGGCGGCGTTCGCCTTCACCGAGTCGAAGGCGACGTTGCCCGCCGCCTTCATCTTGCCGAACGCACCTTCGGCCTTGGCCACCTCGCCGCGCATCTTGCCAAGCCCCGACTGGGCCGGGCCTGTGACGAAGTCGATGACGACTGTGAGCTTGTCGCTGAACGCCATCGGTCACCCCCTGGTGATGCGTCGGAACTCGGCCTGCAATGCACGCCAAGCGCCATCGGTGCCGCCCTTGCGCTCACGCGCAGCGGCGATCGTGAAGGTCCGCAGGCCACGGGACGGCCCGTACGACGACGACGCCCTCGGGCCCTGCGGTGTCGCCACCACCCGGCCAGCGGTCGGGCGGCGAGCCTTGCGGCCGTTCGCTCGTGGGTAGATCGACCCCGACGCCTTGCGGCCCCGCTCGGCGAGGAACCACACGCCCGACGGGCGGTGATTCATCGACAACTGCCAACCGGCCTCGTCGTAGCCGAGCCGCAGCGGCACTCGGCCACCCTTGAAGTTCGACATGGCCCGGTCACTGCCGAGGGTGTCCTCGGCCGCCGACAGGCCGCCCTTCTTGGCGTCGCCACCAGCCGCACGCATGATGCGCCGCCGGGCGTCGTCGTCGAGCGTCGATTCCAACTTGCGCAGATACGCCGAGATGGCCGACGCCTCGAAGCCGACACCGCTGCCCGCCACGGTCAGGCCGTGAGGCGGGTGACCACGCCGGTCGTCGGGAACGACAGCGACACCGTCGCCAACTCGCCGACGCCGTTGCTGATCGGCGTGTAGCCCAGGTTCAGGAATCGCAGCACGTACGACGGGTTCGTCGCCGACCGGGCCGAACTCGTCGGCTTGATGTCCATGTACAGCGAGGACGTCGAACCGAAGCCGAGCGTGCCACCGAGACCGAAGATCGCATCGACCTGCGAAGCGGCGAAGTCCTGGTTGAGGGTCAGGTTCACGGTGCCCATCTGCAGGCCACCGCTCTTCTGGCGCCAACCGGCCGAAGCGAAGTTCGTGTAGTCGAGCTCCTCGGCCTCGAGGCTCAACTCGACCTGGGTGACCATCGCCGAGATGTCGGTCGACGTCGTGATCGTGCCCGACGCGGCGGCGCTGCCGCCGGGAGCAGTGCCGGTCCATGCGGTGCCGGTCAGGATGGTGGCGCTGGTGAGAGCGAAGACGGCCATGACGGCTCCTTCTGTGCTGGTATGGGGGTACGCGACGAAGCCGCCCGAGAATCAGGCGGCTTCGAGCGAGGGGTGAAGATCAGGCGGTGGCGGCAGCAGCGACGAACGTGACCGACGTGAAACCGGTGATCGTCCAGCCGAGCCGGATGTGCGTCTCTGAAGCGATCGGCCCGGCGACACTCGCCAACTGGTGCCCGACCGCAGTGAACGACTGCGAGGTGATCTGCGTCGTTGCCGACGGGAACCCGACGGCGTTGTCGCTCTGCACCGTGAACACGATCGAACCGGTGCCGGTCACGCTGAGTACGTGGAACGTGGCGTAGAGCCGCTGCCCGGTCGTCGGGAACGTGAACGCCAGAGCGGTACCGCTACCGGTGGCGGCGCGAGCCGCCGACGGGTGCAGCACCTGGCCGCGGGCGACGACATCGGTGCCCGCCCAGTTCAGCGTGAACCCGGCTGCGTCGCCGACAGCGCCAGACAGCACCGTGTTCGCACCGAGGCGGCCCTGGCCGATGAAGGCCACATCGCCGGCCGTGGCCGTCGACGTCGGGGCGATCGTGAACGTGTCCAGTCCGGTGAGCGCACCGACGCCGAACACCGGCTCGACACCGGTGGTGGCGAAGTCCTGGAAGCCCTCGGCCGATGCGCTGAACGACTTGAGCCCACAGATCTTCTGACGCCACCCGCCCGAGGCGAGCGTCGTCACGTCGATCTCGTCGGCAGACGCCTCGAGGGTGACTGTGCGAGCGAAGGCAGCGAGTTCGAGCGTGTCGACCACGGCCGACACAGACGTATTGGCGTAGACGGGCATGCCCTACCTCCGGAGCTTGATGCCGACAGCGAGCACGGCCATCACCGCCGCCGAGCCGTCATCGGCCCCAGCGCGTGACAGGCCCGACGCAGTGCGGACGATGGTGTTCTCGACGGCGCCGCCGAGCGTGCGGTCGGCGCTGATGGCGTCGATGATCGAGTTCGACATCCCG